ATGCCGCGGGAATGGTAGTTGGCCTCTTCCCAGTGCTCCGGCCACAGCGCCACGATTCCGTCACAGTCGGCCGGCGTGGCGACGCGGAAGGTGTAGCGCGCCAGCGTCGCGCGGTAGACGCGCTGGTGGTTAAGATGCGGTTGAAAGTCCACGGAGATCGTCACGCTGATAGTGAATCAGCGGAGTGCCAATCTCTCCGTCAGTGGCTCTAGGCTCGAAACCCAGATGCGCCAGCCATTTGCGTGAGCCGTGATTGTCGCGGTGGACATAGCAGGCGGCTCGGTTGATCCCGATGCGGCGCAGGCCCGGGATCATATAGGAGCGAATGCATTTCGTCACCGCGCGAATGGCGCACGGGCCGTCTTTGGTCTTGAACCCCCAGACCTGGACCATGTCGGTGCCGACCGGATTGGCGCCGAAGGCGAAGATCGGACGAGCTGCGTGATCGAGCGCGACCAGCTTGTAGCGCGATTGGTAGGCGTCGTCGGCCAGCCGGAGGTAGTCGTCGGGATCGCGGGTCAGGGCAAGCTCCATACGATCGGCGTCACTAAGCCAGTTGGCGATGGTGACCAGGTCGTCATAGTTCGCCCACTCGATCCGGATCATTGCTCTTCGTCCGCCAGCTTGTAGTGGATGGCGATGTTCGACAGCGACGCCGCGCTGGCGTCGCTGTTGTAGAACCGCATCGAGATGTGGCTGGCGTAGCCGGTCAGCTCGGCGCGGCCTTGGTTCCAGGTTGGCTGGGTGAAGGTGCCGACCACTTCCTCGGCGTCGGGTTGATTGAAATTGTAGCTGACCCGCGCTTCCCAGGTGCCGGAGACCGTCATGTCGACCGCCTCGTAGATCTTGGCGTGGCCGGGCTTTTTACCGGAAAGATAGGGCAGCCGGACTTCGACGCCGCAATTGTCATATTGCTGGTTGTCGTTGCCGCCATAGACGTACAATTTGTCATTGGTGCCGCGCAGGAAGATACGGCCGGCGCAGGCCACCGCCTGGGCGACGGTGAACTCCAGCGAGTAGTGCGACCAGGCGGTGATCTTCGGCCCGGGGAAGTAGCTAAGTACATAGATTTCGTTGGCGAATACCAGCCAGAAGCGGCCGACTGACGGCTCCAGCAAGGCAATGCCGCCATTCATGTAGGCGTCGCCTTTTGCCCTTCTTAACGCTAGCAGCGCCGGATCGACGGGCGAGCCGATGTCAGAGACCGCCGCTGAATTGGAGCTGTCGCGCGCCTTGACCGAACGGACGCCGGACTCGTCGAGATAGAGCACGTCGCCGGAACCGTATTGCAGCGGCGAGCGCGGCGCGAAGGTGCCGGTCGAGCGCAGCAGCTGCGTGAACGCGTTCTGCAACGGGTCCGGGTCGACGGCCCAGATTTGAATGGCCTCACTGCTGAATACGGCCAATTTATCGTAATAGACTTCTAATGCTGTAAGCGTCTCGCTGTCGGAATCCTGCAAGGAAAGATTGATGTAGCCGTGACCGGTGCCGGCGTCCCACTGCATCGGATCGTTGACCGCGGAGAAATAGAGCAGCTTGCCGATTACTGCGTACATTTTCGACTGGTAGGTGCGGACGGTAACGCCTTTGTTGGTGCCCTGCGTCTCAACCATGTTGCCGGCCGTTGCCGTGCCGCCGGCGTAATAGTGACGCCAGGAAACACCGGGTTCGAGGCAGACCAGATAAACGTTGCCGTCGAAGACATCGTAATCCTGCTGCGACAGCGAGGCGGCGCCGTTGGGCACCTTCAGACCCTTGAAGGTGACGCCTGGAACGCTGATCGCCGGTACCGGCGGGGCGACGTTGCGGCCGAAGACGTAGAGCGTCGCCGCGGTCGAGGCGAGGCCAAAAGATCCAGTTAAATCAGCGATTTGGACGAATGCACGACGCTTCTCGATCTCGCCGCCGGGATTGATCGCGGCGTTGTGCAGTTTGACCAACGTGCCGCCGGGCGCGGTCAGCGGTGATTTGCGGACGTCCCAACCTGCGGAAAAGTCGTCGACCAGTTCGTAACTCAGGGTTGTACCCTCCTAAAATTTCAAAAAATTTTTACGGGTATGCCCTGATGTCGGTGTGGCGCATCGTCGGCCCGACGCTCGGCGCGCCGCCGCCGTAGCTCGAAACCTTGTTCTTGCCGGAGACTTGATTGCCCAGCAGTTTGAGCAGATGGCGCTGCGCCTTTTGCAACTTGTTCGCCGCGTCTTCTGCCTTCGACCGAGCTAGAAGTTCGGACGCGGCAAACAGGATGATGCAGGTCGCGTCGAGGGTGGACTGGTCGGTGTTGGAGACCAATTGATCGAGCTCGCGATTGCCCTTGAACCTGAGCCAGCCGCCCTTCTGCGGCGTCGGCCAGACGGCAAACTTTTCGCCGCTCGCCTCCCAGCGGGCCACCGGATCGGCGGTGGTGGTATTGGCGCCGGTGCCGGGCACCAGCAAATGTTCGGAGATGCCATAGCCGACCGTGACCCAGTGCTGGCTGTTCGGCTGCGCCGCCCAGGCTTCGCGAATGGCATCGAACTTCAGCTGCGGGCCGTAGTCGTAAAGCGCCAGACCGGCCGACATTGGCCGGTCGTCACGCAGCATCAGCTCCGGCCAGGTGAATGCCGTCCACAGCTCCTCCTGGGTGCGCTTCAACACGTATTTGAGCGTCGCCTCGGTGTTGGTGCCCTGCGCCACGGCGAGGCTGTGACCGGCCTCCGCACGGAGGTTGGCAACCATTTCCTGAAGCTGCTGCGTGCGCGCCATCAGCGTTTCCTGTTGGCCGTCATCCGCGGCGGCTCGATCTCGGTTTCCAACACCTCGGTCGACTGCGCCGCGACAGCATCGTCAGACTCGGCCTGGCCGGTGGTCTCAAGCAGGCCGGTGAGTGGATTGCGCCAGCGTGCGCCGGGCCGCAGCGTGGCGCGTGGCGCCTCAAGCTGATGCGGCGGCTGCTTGCCGCCGAACACTTCGGCGACGACCTCTTCGCCATACTTCAACGCCAAACGATGCCGTTCGGCCGGGCCGGACTGTTCAACATCAGCGAACGGCACCACGGTGTCGACGGAATCGCCGCCGTGGATCAACTGGAGGATGGAAATCTCCGGCCAGCTGACCGGGTCAAACTCGTTGGCAAAATAGATGTTGTTGTTGTCGCCGCCGATATGGATTCGGGCCGTGCAGAAATGCATTGAACTCTCCCCATTGAATTGGGGCGACCGGATGGCCGCCCCAGGTATTCGTAAGCTTAAGTGATCTCGATCACCAAGCTGGAGTTGAATTGTTTGCCGATTAGCTGGCAGGTAGAAGTAATAGAACGGTACATCAGGAACTGATTGTGTGGTCTTGCTGGAGTATGCTTATGCATCCATTCATCCTCCATAACCATAAGTTGTATTTTACTTGTATCCAACCAGTAACCGAACTTACTTCTACCCATATCATCTAGCGTCGGATCGTAGACGATATCGCCACCGGCGAACTTCATATCGCCCATCGCCGCGTCCTGGGTCTTGTTGAAGCCCGAGATGGAGTACGAGCCATTAGCCCGGATCTCGGTCTCCATCGCCGCCAGGAAGGCGGAGCCGACGATGAACAGGTTCGGCTCACCGCCGTACCTGCTCAACTGACGCAGCTCGCTTTGCAACACCGAAAGCAGCGCCCCGCCGTTGGCCGGATTGCTGGTCACCGGGCCGCCGCCATGCGCGGCCAGTGCCGGCGTGCCGGTCACCTTAGCGCCGAAGGCGGTGGTACGTGCGCGATTGCGCCACCAGGCATAAGCCGGGAGAGCGCGATCGAGACCGCCGACTGTACCGACTGACGGGTCATCTGCGACCAGCAGCTGGAGTCCGGCGAGTGCCTTCGGATCGGCAACACCGTTGCCGTAAAGGAGCTTGTTGAAATCGCGCGCGTACTTCTCGCCGAGATCAAACAGCTTGTCTTCCAGAAGCCCGACGAGAATGTGCATTTCCCGCCGCGAATGCTCGGACAAGCGCTCACCATTTGAGCCAGGGTCAACGACGGAGATGCCGTCGATCTTCAGCTCGGTGTGAGTGAGCTCCAAACCGATATGATGCTCGCGCCAGGGATACTGTGCCCTCTTGATGTTCGCCGGGGTGTAGAAGTTGACGACATCGTTGTGGGTGTAACCCGTCAGGTAGTCGTTGACGCCGCCGGCACCGAAGTCACCGGAAACAGCCAACGAGATATTGCCCTTGCCGCCTGGGAAAGTTTTCTTCCTGGCGACAAGCTTGTCCATGAGCGGACGCTTCTGGAGGGACTGCCTCCATTGTTCGCCCTTATCGAGATACCAGTCGAGACTGGCGGCCGCGATGTTGTTGATTTCTGCTGCTGTGAAAGCCATGGCTCACCCTAGGGGTGGCCCGCGCCGTTCCTTGATCTTGAGAGACCAACCAATGCCGCTTCCATGAGCGATCCCGGTTCGGCGCGCGCCGAATGCGTTTGACCGTTTCCGTTCGGCATGCGGGAAGTCGCCTGTGGGGCGGGTCGCTGTTTGCGGATCGTGGCGTTAACCTCGTCATAAGCCGCCTTGGTGATTGCTATGGCGTCATTGACGTTGGTGATGGTGCCACCTCGCTCGAACAACATCGCCTGGGCGGTGCGCAAAACGGAGGCTTGTTTCGCCTTGTAATCGGGGTCGCTCGCGGCGAGCTGTTGTTCGAAAGCGATAACCGACCGGTTCACCTGGTCCTGTGCCGCCCGGTAAGCCTGCTTCGCAAAACTGGTTTGCTCGTGGCTCCGTTCGGCCAGTACCCTGCGGTGATCCATCTGCTGCCGGACATACTCCTTGGCCATCTGCTCGGTCATCTGGCCCGACTGGACCATTTGCCGAACTTCCTGCGGCAGCGCGATACCCAGGTATTCCTGGCTCTCACGCACGTAGGGAGCGATGGCTTCGTAGAATGCCTGGTGTCCGGCACGTCGCGCCGCGGCGATCTTCAAGGCTGTGGCAATGTCATCGCCACTCAGATCGTTGGTTTTGGCGAACGTCTCCAGCTGGCTCCCGATCTCGGCGACCGGCTTCAGCTGAGCATTTTCGCTTCGGAGTTCGCGGCGCTGCTTCAGCAGCTTGTTGATTTTCTTACGAATAAGCGGGCTGGCGGCCTCGGCCGGCGGCTCGCTGTCATCGTCGTCGCTTTCGGACTCGGCTTCCGCCTGTCCGTCGTCAGGCTTGTCTGGCGCTTCGGGGTGCGCCGGGTCTGCCAAAACATCCGGCTCGGTGGATTCCGGAACCACCTTGAGCACGGCATTGAGCAGTGACTCTTTCGAGTCTCCCGAGGACTCCGACGTCGGCTCGGACGGCGGAGAGGAGGGTGCGCTATCCGTCGCCGGCGCCGAGGAGGGCGAAGGCGAG